TTTTTGTCTTCGAGAATTAGGCTCAGCCTAAGCTCTTAGATAACTTTGGGTGCTCCCTAACGCTTCAGCCTGACTAGCCTCCACGTCGACGTCTCCGAGCCACCGGCTCAGGGACGTTACCTACTCTTATGCTGACACTCGGAATACGCTCTCGATGAGCTATAGACCGTAGTTGTCGCCACAAAGTGATTAGCTTCGCAGAAGGGGTAATCTCATCGTTTAACCGTTGAGTATACCCGATCTTGATCGGAAGGAGGTTTACTCCATCCTCACAGGCTCCAATTTCCGTGAATATGTCATATAACGTATTCCAAGCGGGAAGAATTCCTGGTTCGTATACTCTCAGGCGGTCATCGATCGCTTCGTGAGGCTTTCGAAGTCCATTAGTATAAGGTCTTGCTACCCACTCGACAAAGAACTCATTCCAGGCGACAGAATCTCTGTCCATCCCGAAGAATTCTTTAGTCGAACTCGAAAAGAATGGTTTCTCAACCATTATTTTCGGATTCTTCTTACCAGCGGTCACTGCCGCAGCCTCGGCTTTCTTATCCCTTGTGAGGACAGTTAGCTCCGTCATTAGCGGTGTACTTAGTAAAAATAAGAGTCGCTCGAACTTAACCACGGAGTTCAGAAGCCCACTAAGGGTTCTTCTCCATAAGCTCGAAGCGATGGTCCAACGATTTGGATCCACCACTTCACCCTCTCGCGCGCCCGGCGCAACCGATAATAACCATGCCTCAAGAGGCATTGGCCATATACCGCCCGGGCGGCAAAGATATGCGATGAGTCCTGATAGACGATTTCCTACACCTAACACGATTGGCAATCGCGCCAAGTTTCGGAATCCGAAACCACAGAAACGTGCTACGGAAGAGATTCGGATCACTCCGAATTTCATATTCTTTGCGACCAGTTCCCCCAAGGCCCCTAAGGACCTCAGTGCTACTAGCATTTCTGCTAGTGAAACTGGAGAGCAATCCCGCCCTCCGACCCAAGTTCGCTTCGCAAACTCTAAAGAAGAAGTATTCGAGACTAAGCTTTTTGCTAAGCTTATGTCAACGCCTATCTCCTTCATTATCGAAAGGTATTTCTGTGCAACGGCGCGGTCAGCAATGACCACATCGTCACCGAGTATAGCGTAATTCAGGAACCATCCTGATGATTTGTGTACCTCGTAAGCAGCTAGCTGCACCAATGCATGATGGGTTAGCGCCAGCAACGCCCAGCTGGATAACGCTCCCATAGGCTGTCCAACAGCATAAACTACGCTATTGAACCCCAAGTTGTAACTTTTAGCTACCTTGGGAAGGCCATACGGTTGCGAAACCAACAGGTTCGCCCAATGCGCTACCATTTTCTCACCCAATATCGGCACCAACAGTCTCACTTGCAACGCAAGTGGAAGACGATCAGTTGCAGCCGACAAATCATAAGAGGCCACCCATGCGCCTTTCTCTTGGAATTTCTTCACCAGCCGCTCCACCGGAGCGGTCTGATTAAAAGTCCCATCGGTCGGGAGCATACGTAGCCTCAGAAATATCCACTTATGCAGAGGGGCCATAAGTGTCTGAGTGAGAATATTCACCATGGCAAATACGCGAATCTTTCCTGGTTCTTCTTTGAACCCTAGCTTGCCAAACCATAGAGGCTTTCCCCAATGATAAGAGATGTACCAACGCAGCTTCGCTGCTTCGGTTTCGTCCTTACTCAAACCAGCCTTCGGCAGGTCAGAACGCATCTTTAACCAGAGAGGAGAAACATATGATTTCTCTCTGAGAGGCCCGCGCCACTTTTGGTTCCACTCTTCAGAGCCAAACTCAAGGCTTTTGAATTCCTCGATGGCAGTATTTGCCTTGACTCCGATTAGCTTCCAAAGCGCACGGATCCCCCAGATCAATTCTAAACCATCTACGGCCTTTAACCAATCCAGCAGGATCGATCGCATGCCAGGATGTGACCCAAATAAGGCCACATCCCACGGGATCGCAATTACTGCCGACCACCCCCCCGAATTCGGGGAGGCTTTCCGTATAAATGGTATAAAACCAGGCCAGAGATCTTTAGATAGATCCATCTTCCACTCGTCACCGGAAATCAACCGGATCTTGTCGTAGAAGATAGGGACCCAGAACTCCCAACGCGGCATGAACCTAGAAATATCTTTCCCAGGTTCAGTAATGGTCTTAAGCTTTAGCGATCCTTTAAACTCTAATACTCGATATAACGAGAAGAGGGATAACCAAAGCCTAATCACACCAACATCGCCCTTCAAAAGAAGCTGACGATGTCGCCGATTGATAATTCTGGGGACCCCAAGGCGGGTCCTCGCTATATTTGCGCCTAAGCCCCAAGGGCTTTGATCTTTCATCCCACCTGCTCTATGTTGAGTAACAAGATAACAGGTTTTCAGATAAATCGCAGTTCCCTTAGAGCCCATCGCTCGATACAGCTTTGCTACCTCCTTAGCGTAACCCCAAACCACCTTGACATGAGAGAGAGTAAGATGCCCAAAGACTAACGGAACCAGCCTCAAGAGGAGGCCCGCTAGTTTTGCTTCTGCTTTTACACAGAAGGACCAGGTTAATGTACGCGGCACTAGCGCTCTGTAAAGAGATCTAATGTTTCGCATAAGAAATATTTCTATTTCTGGAAGTTATTCCCGTTAACCCTTCAGTTCCCAATCCTCTCCTGAGAAAGGTTGGCTGCAGGTCGCATTGGTATGCTCTATCCGGGTGGATATTTTCGGTTGCCAAAAGGCAACGTCAAGCATCAAGCAGGACCCCCACGGTTACCCGTGGTTTTCCTAATTGAGTTCACTGATAGAGGATTAAACCCTATACCAGATCCCCCAACTTCGTTTCACCATCCTTTCAGATGGCAACCCGCTCTAGCTCTATCGCTCCTTAAGGGACCGAGAGACACA